GATACCCATCCCCACCTGAATTAGAATTTATTAGTAAGGTTGGAACTTTAAAAAGTAATGAAATTACATTGTCAGTAATTCAAAAATCTGATTATTTCTCAATGACAGATTGTATGGACGATGTAATATCGTTAGCGTGGGAAAATGAATTGGATGAAATTGATTTCACAATTAAAAAACGATTAGTTTTTAGATTTGGTGAAACTGAACAATCAGTTAAAAATAAATTATATGAACGAGATATCGTTTTAGAATTTGAAAAAAAAATAGTTTATGAAAACTAATGAAAAAATATTACATTTAGTTAGATACGGTCTTAAAGCCACAAATCTTACTAAATTAAATGAGTCACAAATAAATAGTTTATATGGTAGGTTAGTTGAACAACCGACTTCCGGAGGTGTTAAAAAAACCACATCATATGAAATTAGTGGTGTTGACCCAACTAAAAAATATTCAGTACAACCTGACCCAAAAAAACCTAACACCGTTAAATTAAATCCCGTAACTGAAAAAACTGAAATTGATGAAAAATCAGTTTCTAAAAAACAACACGGATTAATGGGTGCCGCTTATTCAGTTGAAAAGGGTGATAAAGAAATTAAAGACATCCCAAAAAGTTATAGAGGTAAAGTTAAAAAAGTTGTTGACTCAATGTCAAAAAAACAAATCAAAGATTTTGCAAAAACAAAAACTAAGAATTTACCTGATGAGGTAAATGAAATGGAATTTGATTTAAATGATGCGATGTTAAAACACGCAGCGAATTACTACACTAAATCTGCGGATAAACGAGTTCCAATTATTGGAGGTATTGGTGAATCTGAGTTAGAAAAAGAAATTACAAGACTAGTTGAAAAACATTTATCTCCAAAGATGACTAAGAAAGATTTTATGAATATAATTGAGAACAATGTTATAACACCTAAAGAATCATTTGAAATGAATGAAGAGTCGGAAGACGAAATGGGATTACCATCTTGGTTACGTTGGGAAAATATTACAAAAAAATAATTTTATCTAAAATAAAAAAAAATGAGTTTAAACAATAAAGTAGAAAAAATATTAAAGATTAAAAATACTTTAGAGAGAAAATTGATGAATGAAGGTTTAACTAGGTCTGAAAAAACTATTTTAGATAAAGTTAGAATTCAATTAGTCGAAGCACCGATTGATTATACAGGTGCGGGTGGTGCTAGAATGTCACAACAATTACAATCTAAAATTGAAAGAGGACAAACAGATTTTAATGATTTAGGTATTAGTACTGAAACAATAGAATTTTTAGTAAGTAAAAGTTTTGTTGACTCAGTTAAAAAATTACAGAGAGTATTAGGTGATAATTCACGAATTGCTGAGGGTGACCCACGTAGTGCATTTATGTCGTTAATGAATAATGCGATGTCATTAGGTGGTAGAATATCTTCATTACAACAAAATAGTTCAAAACAAATCGAACAACTAGCAGCAAACTTAGTTCAACAATACTTTAATTTACCTGAAGACGCTATTAGATTAATACCTCATCTAACATCATTTGGACCACAACGTGCGTTACCAAACATGAGAACTTCACCTAAACAATATTCAGAAGAAGAAATTAAAAAAGCATTTAAAAACGCCGACAAACACAAAGAAGAATTAGAAAAATTCGCACAAGAATTTGAAGAAATGGGTGTTGAATTTGACTATTCTAAAGGTGATGAAATTGTTACAAAAAAAATAGAACAAGAGGCTTTAAAAACATTTGAGGATGAAAAGGCTAGAAGAAGATTTATCAACTCAATTAACAAAGGTTTTGCGTTTAATCTAGGTGAATTATATGAAGAATTAAATGAATATGTTGATAAAATTAATCCTGAATTAAGTCAATTATACGCAGCGTCACAAGCGATAATGGAACACCTATATTGGTTATATCCTGATTTACAACAAATGGCTAGCGGTGGTGGTGGTCAATTAGCTCAACACGAAATCACTAAACCTGACGGTTCTAAAGAAAGTAGTAACGACGAAGAAGAAGGTGGTGAAGAAGGTCCTGATGATTTAAATTTTGAAACGGGTGATGAAGAAATTGGGAATGAAGAAGAGTCTGGACCACAAGGCCCTTACACTATTGAAGCTTACGCCCCAACATTACCGTTATTAATTCACGAACTTTTATTAGGTGTTGCAAAGTATTTTAGTTGGATTGGTGGTGACCAAGGTAAAGAACAATCAGAATTAATTATTCAATCAACTGACACAATTGGTAATGAGGTATGGAACTCATATATGGGTAAAGTATTCTTCAAAGAATTGATGTTGAGATTTAAAGCATTAAACGATGAATACGCATTACAAGATAAAAAAGTTCAAAATAGAATTTTGTTATTCTTACAAATACATTTAGCATCATTATCTAAAGATGATTTAGAAACGTTACTAAATGGAATTCATAAACAAGATGAACGTGTAGTTCAAATTATTAATGAATTAGTTGAAGGTGCGATGGAACAATATCAGGAACTTCACAAAGACATACCAGAACCAACTAATAAAAACTATGGTTCAGGTGTTGATTTAGGTGATGAAGATGACACTGAAGATGATGATTTTGATTTTGGTGACGACGATGATGATGATGATGTCTATTAAATACAGTTAAATTAATAGTTAAACCCCCATTAAGTGATTAATTGGGGGTTTTTTGGTATTTATAAATAAAAAACTTATGAGTTTGACAAGAGAACAAGTTATGTTAGAATACGTTAAGTGTATGAAGGACACTCCATATGCGTTAAGCACGTATCTACAAACATATGACAATACAGTTTCAAAATACGTTCCGTTAGAATTATTCCCCGACCAAATAACGTTATTACAGGATTACGAGAACTATAATGAAAACATTGCATTAAAATATCGTCAAGCGGGTGTATCAACTGTAACATCGGCTTGGGTATCTAAAAAATTAGGATTTGCTAAAAAAGAAAAACCTGAAAAAATATTGATAATCGCCAACAAGTTGGATACCTCAATTGAGATGGCGAATAAAATCAGAGCCTTTGTAACTCAATGGCCAAGTTGGGTTAACGTTCAAATTGACCCCAATAAAAAATCTACCAAACATTGGAAATTAAATAATGGTTGTGAAGTTAAGGCGGTGGCAACATCAAAGGATGCTTTACGTGGGTTTACTCCAACAATATTAATATTTGATGAGGCCGCGTTTATCGAAGCCGATAGTGATTTCTGGTCTGCGTGTATGGCATCCCTATCAACAGGGGGTAAAGTAATTGTGGTGTCAACACCAAACGGTAATGACCCAATTTACTATGAGATTTACGACCAAGCATTACGTGGAATGAATGATTTCAAAATTACGGAAATGTATTGGTATCGTGACCCTCGATACACGAGTGATTTATATTTTGTTAAGACAGATGATGCAATTCATTACTTATTAAATAAAGAAGAATACGGACCTGAGAAAATAATAAGTTGGTCCGATATAGAATTTAAACATAGAGACTTTGAGGCGGCTAAAGAATTAATTAATAACGGATACAAACCTTGTTCCGATTGGTTTGAAAGGATGGTTAAGAAACTTAAATACGACAAACGTAAAGTTTCTCAAGAGTTAGAGTGTAACTTCCTTGGTTCAGGGGATAACGTATTTGACTCAAGATTGATGCAGAAAATTCGTGAGAATTATCTATTAGAACCCCAAAATAAAATGTTAGGTAATCAATTATGGATTTGGAAAGAACCGGTAATAGGTCACAAATACATTATGGGTGTCGATGTCAGTCGTGGTGATAGTGAGGATTTTAGTTCATTTCAAATTGTTGATTTTGATACTCGTGAACAAGTTGCCGAGTTTGTTGGTAAACTTCCCCCAGATACAATGGCGGAGATATGTTTTAAATGGGCTAATATGTATTCGGCGTATATTGTTGTCGATATCACGGGTGGGATGGGTGTTTCCACCTCACGTAAACTTCAGGAGTTAGGTTATAAGGATTTATATGTTGATGGTGAAGACGTTAACAATTCTTGGAAATATAATCCAAAATCTGCCGAAAAAATACCGGGTATTAACTTTAACAATAAACGAGTTCAGATTATTGCATCTTATGAGGAGGCGATGAGACATGACTTCAGAATTTATAGTCATCGTTTATACAATGAAATGGATACGTTCATTTACATCAATGGTAGACCTGACCACCAAAAAGGAAGACACGACGATTTACTTATGTCCATCGCGATGGCAACATACGTGGGTGAGACATCATTTAGTAAATTAAATAAAGTCACAGACCAAGCAAAGGCGATGATTGAATCGTGGTCAGTTAACAATAATAATTCAGTTAGTAAAGATATTGAATTTAATCCTGTGTTACCAAACTATAACGATATGTCAGGTAGACAAAATAATTCAAACGCATCTAGAGATGATTATATGCAATATGGTTGGTTATTTGGTAACTACGGACAAAGATAAACTATTTAACATTTGATATTTATTATTAAAATTCTTATATGGAAAACATGAACAATCTAACGGTTTGGCAACGACTAAGTAAAGCTTTCGGACCAAACTCATTATTAAATCAAGATTACCCCACATATAAATTCGATAAAAAGGAGTTACTAAAAACAACTTCAAAGGACGAATATGAAAAAGAAAAATTACAAGCACAACAAACATTTTATCTTACAAACCAATGGGCGAAAATTGAAAGTAACTTATATTCTCAAGCAATATATTATGAACCAACTCGTTTGGCCTCTTTTTACGATTATGAATCTATGGAATATACACCTGAGATTTCAGCCGCGTTAGATATCTATGGTGAAGAATCCACCACCGCAGATGAGAACGGTTTTATGTTACAAATCTATTCAGAGTCTAAACGTATTAAATCAGTATTAACCGATTTGTTCAATAACAATTTAGATTTAAACACTAACTTACCTATGTGGGTAAGAAATACTTGTAAATATGGTGATAACTTTGTCTACTTAAAATTAGACACGGATAAAGGTGTTATTGGTTGTATGCAGTTACCAAATATTGAAATTGAACGTTTGGAACGTGGTATGGCCGCAAGAATCAGTAGTGTTGAAGAAACTAATAACACTAAAGGGTTACATTTCTTATGGAAAGTTAAAGATATGGAATTTAACTCTTGGGAGATGGCTCACTTCCGTTTATTGGGGGATGATAGAAAATTACCTTACGGAACTTCTATGTTAGAGAAGGCGAGACGTATTTGGAAACAGTTATTATTGTCTGAAGATGCGATGTTAATTTATAGAACATCAAGAGCCCCTGAGAGACGTGTATTTAAAATTTTTGTTGGTAACATGGATGATAAAGATGTTGAACCATATGTTCAACGTGTTGCTAATAAATTTAAACGTGACCAAATTGTTGATAGTAAAACAGGTAACGTTGATTTAAGATATAATCAGATGGCTGTAGACCAAGATTATTTTATACCTGTTCGTGACCCGGCAGCACCTAACCCAATTGAAACATTAGCGGGAGCACAGAACTTAGGTGAAATTGCGGATATCGAATACATCCAAAAGAAATTATTAACCGCACTACGTGTTCCTAAAGCCTTCTTAGGGTTTGAAGAACCTGTCGGTGAAGGTAAGAACTTATCATTAATGGATATACGTTTTGCTAGAACAATTAATAGAATACAAAAATGTATGATTGCTGAATTAAATAAAATTGCGATTATCCATTTATTTTTATTAGGTTTTGAGGATGAATTATCTAATTTTACTTTATCATTAACTAACCCATCAACACAAGCTGATTTATTAAAAGTTGAAGCTTGGAAAGAAAAAGTTGCGTTATATAAAGAGGCCGTAACAGCTATTGAAGGTATTGCACCAACATCAGTTACTTGGGCTAAAAAACACGTATTAGGATTCTCTGATGACGAAATTAAACTTGATTTACAACAACAACGTATTGAAAAAGCGGTTGGTGCTGAATTAACTAATACCGCAACAATTATTACTCACACAGGTATATTTGATAATATTGATAACCTATACGGTTCTAAATCAGGTGGAACACAAACCGCAGCTGCGGGAGCAACACCTCCACCTCCTCCGGGTGGTGATATGGGTGGTGACATGGGAATGCCGGCCCCACCACCTACAGGACCTGAACCAGGTGGTGACGCAGGTATGACTCCTGAATCAGTTGAGAAGAGAGATAATTTAAAAATATTGTTAGAATCTGATAATATGTATGGTGAAGACGAGTTCATTGATTTATCCAAAGGTAAAAATAATTTAGGTGAAATTGAGAATCGTTTGAATAAACTTTTAGGTGACTAATATTTATATATAAAATATATAAAATGAAATTTGGAATATTAAAATCAAGAATAGAAAATGTTTTATTAGAATCTTATAAAGATGGTTCATTCAAAAACGAACTTAAAACATTTAAAAAATTAGTGTTAGAAAATAAAAACATCAATAGATTATTCTATATCTATGATGATTTAACTACTAATAAAGGTTTAAGTAATGAAGTCGCTAACGACTACATTAATGAAATGGTGACATTATATGAAAACACCGTTAATAAAATTTCACCAACTGATTTGAACAAAATTAAAGATTGGATTAAAAATCCTTATATTGTTGAAAACAAATATGAAGTAATTGATAATCTACTTAGTAATGGGGTTTTAAACTTAGAGTCAAAAATTAATAGTAAAAAGATTATTACTGAAACTATTACTAAAAACCCGGTGACAGAAAAAGAAATTGTTAAAGTTCCATTAACCACTATGGTTAGTATGGCAAACAAAACAATATCCAATTATATTGATGGTTTAAATGAATCTGAGAAAAACGAATTTAACCAAATGTTATCAGTTGACGACTCTGAATTAG